CTGCTTAGGGTTTTTGGTAGTTTATCCTCGTAACAGAATTAAACTACCTCTTCAAAACTCGATAAGGAAACGAATGTTACACAAGACTATCAAAGTCTTGTTAGGAACATTTCTCATCTTTGGTTTAATGAATGCTACAGCAGTAGCAAGTGCGAGAGAAACTTATTCTTTAGTTCCTAACATACAGAAACAGTTAAATTGTCTAACAAACAATATTTTTTACGAAGCAGAATCAGAATCTTTTAAAGGTAAACTGGCAGTTGCACAAGTCACGATGAATAGAGTCCGATCAGGATTATTCATGAATGATATATGTAAAACTGTATACCAAAAGAGAAAGAAAACTTGTCAATTCTCATGGGTTTGTGATAAGTCTAAACGGCGTATACCGATTGATTCACAAGAATACATAGATTCTAGGGCAGCGGCAGAGAAAGTTCTGTTTGACGGATACCGCTTGACAAAACTCAATGATGCGTTGTATTATCATGCTGTGTACGTTGATCCTCGTTGGAACAAACGCAGAATCATCAGAATTGGTAAACATATATTTTATGAATAGTGGAGGTGTACCATGTCTTTTTCTAAAGACAAATATGAAGTTGTACGAAATGCAATTAGTGAAGATTTGATTTCTTATATTCAGATCTCGGCAGAGATTCTTGAATCTGCGTATATGGTAGAGTATAAGAAAGGACTCAAGAACTTCTTTCCCTTTGGTGATGAACAAGTGAAGAATAGTTTTGCCAACTATTCACCTAATTACTCTGAGTCTTTGATGGTGTATCTGAAGCCATTAATGCAAGAGATTACTGGTAAAGAATTACATGAGTCATACACTTATGTTCGAACTTATTATAATGGTGCTGTATTAGAACGACACACGGATCGACCAAGTTGTGAAATCTCTGCTACAATCTGTTTGCAGAAAGATGAAACACCATGGCCTATCTACTTTGAAAATCTAGATGGTGAAACTGTAGAAGTTGAACTTGACAATGGTGATATGGTAGTCTATTCTGGTATTATTCTCCCACACTGGCGTAATGCATACGAAGGGCAAAAACATCGCCAAATCTTTACACACTATGTTGATGCAAAAGGCAAATATGGCAAGACACATCGATATGATGGTCGTAAAGCACTCTCACTAAGGAAATCATAATGCCCACTAAAGAAGAATGTAGAGTGTTCTCTGCAATCATTGAAGAACTAGTCCAGAACAATAGAGATATTACCTACATTGATGCAATCGTAGAACATTGCAAGAATACTGGATTTGAAGTCGAAATGGCTGCAACTCTACTGACTGCACCACTCAAAGCAAAGATCACCGAAGAAGCAGAATCACTTAATCTAATCAAAAAGACTAATCGACTACCTATATGAATGTTGAATCCAGTGGATTTGAATGTTATGCACTATTCCATGCATTGAAGTTACATTTTACTTCGAAGTATGATTTTGTAAAATACTCTGGTAAAACAAATGTAACACAAGACTCTTTTATGATTAGAAAGGACAAGTTTACTTTCTATAAGTTATCTCGTAAATACAATAAAGATGATATGTTTGGTTTCTTTGTCTCTAATCTTTTAGAGAAACCAAAACTATGGTCGGGTGATCTTTTATCTGAGGACGCTGAATCTATCTTTAAGGTGTGGCAAAAAACACAACAGTCTCTCTTCTATATCTTCCAACAAGACCTATCCACACTCATGGAGGATGTAGACTCTCCACAACAGTTGCTGAAAGTGGTTGACGGAGAGTATCCTTTGTTGTATAATAACTATGTGCAGTCGAGAATCAAACTTGAGACGGTGATGATCATGAATCAATTCCTAAACTTCTTTCCTATGTGGACCAAAAGAGTTGATGATGATTTGATCTTTCCAGATTTTATTCAAAAATGCACAAAATATGCACCGTTTTTGAACTATGATGTGACTAAATACAAACACGCACTCAAGTCACAAATGTGTGCAGTAGTTTAATACATCGCAATATATCGTTAATAAGGAATTTAATATGAACTTCGCAAGTCTTAAAAAATCATCTGGTAACTTTGACAAACTTACCAAAGCCATTGAACAACTCAATGCAACACCTGCATCTAAAGATGACAAGTTCTGGAAACCAGAAGTTGATAAAGCAGGTAACGGATACGCAGTTATTCGGTTTCTTCCCGCACCTGAAGTGGATGGAGAAGAAGGTCTTCCATGGGTTAAAGTATTCAATCACGGATTTCAAGGTCCTGGTGGTTGGTATATTGAGAACTCTCTTACTACACTCAATCAAAAAGATCCAGTCTCTGAGTACAATACTCAACTTTGGAATTCTGGCGTAGAAGCAAATAAAGAGATTGCGCGTAAACAGAAACGTCGCCTCTCATATATCTCTAACGTCTACATTGTTGAAGATTCTAAGAATCCAGACAATGAAGGTAAAGTCTTTCTCTTTAAGTTTGGTGCAAAGATCTTTGATAAGATCAATGAAGCAATGAATCCTGCATTTGAGGATGAGAAAGCAATGAATCCGTTTGACTTCTGGACTGGTGCCAATTTCAAACTCAAGATTCGCAAAGTTGAGGGTTATCAGAATTATGATAAGTCTGAGTTTGCTGCACCTGGTCCTTTGCTTGCTGATGATGACAAACTTGAACAGATTTGGAAATTGGAACACTCTTTGAAAGAGCATCTCGATCCATCTAACTTTAAGTCGTATGATGAATTGAAAGCTAAACTTAATAAAGTATTAGGTTTAGATGGTGGTGCACCTGTTGCACGAACCACTGTTGAACAGGCAAAGGCAGCACCTAAACGTGTTGAACCATCTGTTGATGAAGATGATGATGACATGGACTACTTCAGCAAACTCGCTGAAGAAGCATGATTTAATTATTGACTGAATTGAAAGGGAGCTTCGGCTCCCTTTTTTGTTTAAAACTGTGCTGTTGATCTTCTATTCACATAATCTATAATAGGTGTATCATCATTTACATTCGCTGTTGTTGAGGGAATGATATCTCTAGAGTTATTGTTGACACTATTATTGATGATTGGTTGAACATTTTCTGCATCTGTTTTTAATGAATAATTTTGAATAGTTTTAATTGGAATAAAACTTCCAAGGGATTCGACTGTTAAAGAATTAGATAAAGAACTTGGAATATTTTGATCGATAAGATTAATACCAATAATAGGTGGTCGATTATAAACAATACGTTCAGCGGATGGTAAATCTGAACCTAATATCTCTCGATCTGGTGATGCCGTTGATGGAAGCATTGGTTTAATACTTCTATTTTTTTCAGGACGAGATGAAGATGCATCAAATGGCGATTTTAATACGTCAATTCTATTCGGTACGGGTTGATTAAGTAAAGGTTGAATTGGTGGTGGTGCTGTAGGATTTGGAACGACTGATTGTCCTTGTGGTTTCAATCGTCCAAGTTCATATTGAATATCTCTTTTTGATGATGCTCTATTTTCTAACCAATCTCGACCATATATTTCAATATCTCTTTTATATTTGGGGTCTTGTTTGTTGTCTAGTATTTCTTGTGCCTGTTCGGGAGTCATTTGTTCTTTAACTACAGCAAGTGAAACTTTAGGTCTAATATCTTCCGGTACATCTTTTATATTAATACGACCAGTTCTTACTTCGTTAACCAATACATCAATTGGTAAATTACTTTCATTAGAAGTTTTTGTTACTTCTTCATGAATTTGATACAATCCATACATATATGCTGATAGTGCTGCAAGCGTCAATATGGCTGGATTTGTTAGTACTGTGCCAAATAGTCCAATAAGTCTAACAATTGATGATACTATTCTAATCAATGGTGTTAGTTCTAATAAAGACATGAGTGGTCCTATCATTCCGTCAATAATAGTTCTAATACCACCAACTAAAGCATTTATTGTTTTATTAACTGTTGCCATAACTAAGCCAGTAATCTTTTTAAGTATTCCAGCCTCATCATTTTCACCAGGAACAACTAAAGTTGCACCTCCAGTTTCTCCTGAAACATAATTTTTCAGAACTTTAAC